ATATGTTTTTGCGTCAAAATCAGAATCATCTTTATTATAAAGATCATATACTGTAGCTTTCATTCCTTCTGGAACTTTTATATATGATGCATCATTGTTTGGCCACTGTCTTACTTCTGTATATCCGGTTGGAGTTCCAGCTCCTTTTGCAACATATTTTCCTGGTCTTAGCTTGACGTTCCATCCTTTTCCGTTATGATGTTGTGCAAGTGTTATGATTTGGTCATCATGATCAATTCTATCTTTAAAAGCTTTCATTGTTGATGGATATCCTAATTGTGAAAGATTATTCCAATCCATAACTGTATAAGAATTATCATGATATCCTGACCAGTTATTACCATCTTCTGTTTCAAGAAATGGTAAATTATGTTTTAATGTATAATTTCTGAAACTATCATTACCACATTTCATCATTTCTCCTCTTACAACCATAAAGAAACCAATATGGTCTCCATTAAGATATCCACGTATTAATTTACCTTCCCATTCTTTTGTTAATACTTCTGTTCCTGTAGGAGTATATATTTGTGGTTTTAAAGCTGGTTTGTTTGTATCAGATGGGTGATATTCTGTCCATCTATGTCTGATATCTGGTAAGAATTCAATATCTATCTCCACATTATTTAGATATGCAGGTTGTATAATATCTCCTGGTTCGTATTCTGTACCATTGTATTCGATCGAATTTGTATTATAAATAAACCCGTCTTTTTGTTGACTACCCCATTCAATTTCTTCACCCACATCGGAGTTCACTAATGAACTAATTGTTTTAATTTCGTTAATTTCTGCGGATGGTACAATGTCTACATTATTGTAATTCATATCTCTATCTACCATGAATACTTCAAGATTTCTTCCATCTTTTGTATTTGTTAATCCTATTATTGCTTTGTCCTGATTTACTACTGAATGACCACTTGTAGTCATTACTGCATTGTCAGTAATTGTATTGGTTGAAATTCCGTTATAAAATCTATATCTTACTCCTTTCCAAACCATCCATATTATTCCACCTACTCCAGATAAATCACCTGCGGCGTTTATTTCTGTTAATAATTTCGGCTCTTCTCCATGCTCCTCAGAAGCTGTTTTTACTTCTTCTTCGTCAGAATCATCATCTACAGTTTCATTAAGGTCAATTACTTCTATTTGCGGATTAGCTATTACAGGTCCTGATGACACTGTTATGTTTGGTGTCGGTAATATTGTATTATGATCGTATCCTTGAAGAAAATGATTAAAATCTACATCGACTACATCCATAAATGAATCTGTTTCATATTTAATTGTTTCTAATCGAACTTTTACTGGAAAATTTTCTGTAGGAGTTTCTTCATGATATTCAAGTAGTCCTGTAGGAGTACGTCTTGGGATTCCTTCTATTAATCTAATATCATCATTTGTTTTTGCAATTGTTCCATCAGGCTTTATTAAATCTCCTTGATTTTGAATTGTAGGAGTTGATTCTATAGATCGATTTAATCCATTGATTTTTTTATTCAAACGTTTGAATATATGTTCATCGGTTGCAATCCGTACATCAACTGCTGATTTTACAGGTAAATTTGCCATATTATCTTACCACTTTAAAGTAATAACCATTATCGAAATATTTTATTTCGCTATCACTATATTTTGATCTAATCTTAAATTTATAATATCGTTCTGGGCTTAATGCATTCATCCAATAATTAAAATAACTTCCATTTGCATCATCACTAATCTTTGTATATACATCATCATAATCTAATAATGTTTCTCCTGTTACTGCATCACATACCGCATAAGAACTGGTTTTTGTCAATCTTGAATCTGTAGTATAAAACGATGCAGTTGTATATGTTTTAGTTGGATATTTTGATCTTGCACCCAATCGAAATTTCACTCTTGAACCTTCTGGATATTTCTCTTCTATATTTTTAAAGTATACAATTGGTCCTCCGTTATTTGTTTGATGTACAATATCTGTTGTACCGGTTAAGGTATAATCATTCCAAACTACTTCTAATTTAGGAGCATATACTGTATGAGTATCTTTTGAAAAGAATTTTAAATTTAAACTATTACTATCTCCAACCTCTGTGGAATACTGTTGTTTTAATATAAATCCGTAATTTGGTATCGTTCCAGCTAACCATTTATTAACTATATCTGTTACATCCATTCTTACATCTGGTGATTGGTAGTCAAATGATTGTGATGCCTCATACCCAGAACCTGTTATCCATGTTCCTCCTCCTAATGGTTGCTGTACTCCTATTTGTCCTATACTATGAGCTGATCCAGTATTCCAAGCAGTTTGATCATCATAATTATCACTAAAACGCCATGATGCTCCATTACGCGCTTCTGGAATATCTGCGTAATTCCCAGTTCCATTACTCCATGATTCAGATACTGGGTATGCATATAATGTATACGTTATTGGTAAATCGGTTGAATAAATATGTTTTAAATTTAAATAAAATTTACGATCTGTAGATCCAATATTTCCATTATGAATAGATTGAGATAAATCTGTAAATTGTGTTCCTGCAAAATCTAATAATATACGAGTATTATATGTTCCAACCTGCCATTGGTCATCTAACCTTGAACCAGATGTAGTTTTTACTAATTCTAATATCTGGTCTATACCTGTATTACGATATTCCTTTCTTTCATATATCGTTGCATCTCTTTCTATGTATATTTGATGTTGCATATTCTAATCCCTTATAATCCTACAACTCGACCTTTAATATCTGAATTAGGATATCTAACTTCAAATATACAAGGATCTAATGATGGATAAATTATATTATTTAATGTTGCTGCTTTCATATCATAAACGTTTCCAGAATATCCCGAATTTGTATCATAATTATTAATGATGTCTACGTCTGCTACTGTTTGTACTCCTTCTACATTATCTAAATTACTATATATATCTGAAATTACTATTGGTCCATTAATTTGCATATTATCAACATGTAGTAATTCCTTTAATCTACTTACACATTTTAAAACTACTTCAGATGCATTATAATTTGGTTTTGGTATTACTTCAAATTCAATTCCAACGTTTATGATAAACGCATCTTTAATATTAATTGCATCTGTCATTAATCTAAATTGTCCCAGATATGTTTGTATATTTTGTTTAAGTGCATCATTTAATGGGACTATTTGTTTTCTAGCATTATATCCCATACAATATATATTCATTGCTAAAGGATTTGGAATTTTAGCTTCAGGATTTGTTGAATCAACTTGTTCATCTTGTATAATATATGCCTTTGCTATAGACCCAAATTTTGCTGGCATTGTATAACATCTTAGAATATAATCTTCTCTTGTAACTGCTCTATTTTGTGCTGCAAATGTTCCTAACGTTTTCTGACGGACAACTTCTATTGGTTCAATTGATGCTCCACCTTTCGATGGAAATGGATTATTAATAGCAACAGATGCCTTTGCTTGTTTTAATAATAATGCATCTAAATTAACAGTTTGGTTTGCATAACTCACTATTCCAAGTTCGTTTATTGAATTTGCAGGCACATTATCTAATAACCCTTTTCCTCTTGAGTACCGAACAGTTAAAGTAGTTTGTGATGGTGCTTGTCCATATGTACTTGAATATAAAAAGTTTGCAGGATCTACAGATAAATCAACTTCACGCTTAAATCCTCTCAATCCTAGGCCTACATTTTCTGGGTTTGGTATTAAATCTCTATCATGTTCTTCTGATATTCCAGCTCCGAATTGTAATTCTAATTTATTATCGGCTCTAAATCTAGTTATAAATCGTTTAGCCGTTCTTTTTAATTTTAAGATATAAGGTACACTACTATTATAACTCGATAGTTCAGGGTCATTGTATTCTATATTTCGTACTGAGTCTTGAATTGTATCTTGTGCTAGATATGGTACTTCATACCAGCTATTTCCTGCTTCGTCTACAACATCAATTATTTCTATAATATCTGTATCTGGTAATACTAGTTTATCGTAAATTTTTGGCTCATCAAATTCGTAATCATGTTGAACTATTTGTCCTGAAACTGCTTGTACTTGTTTTTTAAGTAAATAGTATGTTGGAGTTCCAGTTGCTTCATCGACTTGATATACAGTTGTTGTCCTTGTATTTATTCCTGAACCTGTATGATTAAAATCTACTGGCATTAATGATCTAAACTCAATACCTGTAGTTGATTTTGCAACCATTCCTGCTTCTAATGATAATGCATATTTCATATCTGGTTTTGCATTTATTCCTGTACCAATTGCTGGAACTGTTTGATATACATCTAATTGTACGAGTGATGATACTAAATTTTTAGGTTTATATCCCATGGAGTTTGCAATTGCATTTATATTAGGTCTTTCCTCTGCATATGCTAATAACGATTCTTTAAGATTACTATCAGTATAGTATGATAAAACATCTCCTACGTAAGATGACATTTCCATAAACATCATACCAGGTGAAGTTTCATTGAAATCGTTATATGTTCCAGGAAAATAATTTTTAGTAAAGTTAATTAGATTTTGCCTAAACTCACCAAAATCCTTACTTAAATATTTTACGTCCTTTTTTATTATATCTGCCATATTCTAATTCCTTTAATATGATGTGGTAGTATTACCATCTGTCATTATTGTTATTATTTGATTAGCTCCTTGATCTGTTACTCGAAATGTTAATTTAATAAATAATGTATTTGTTAAATTCTTATTTTCGTCACGATTATCTATATTAATATTTTGTATTTTAATATATGGTAACCAATATTTAATTGCATCTTGTATTTCTCTATTTAAATTTACTATTAACTCTGGTGAATTAGGTTCGAATACTCTATCCTTAATTCGTACTCCAAATGTTGGTTGTAACATTCTTTCACCGGGATATGTTAATAATAAATTCTTTAAATTAGTTAAAGCTTGTTCTGTAGTAGTATATGATACTGGAAATTTACCTAATTGCCTTTCTGATTTTTCATTTGACTCTATAGATCCTGAAACTGCTAGATATGTAGCTGAACCTAAATCTGTATCATCCTTTTCTATACTAGAGCCATTAAATGGCAACATAACACCTATAACCGTATCTTCTTCTTGATCTTTCGGAATATACGGGTATATCGGTCTACCACCACCTTTTGAGTAAGCAGTTTGTCGAGTTTGGTTATAAATTAAACTTGGCATTATTTAGTTCCCATTTTCCCATTTTTCTTGTCTATAGCTTTTATTAAATGACTATAGTCCTTATTGAGTGCATTTTGAACAGCTTCTAATTGAGGAGTTGCAGCCTTTACAGCCTCACCATTAATTCCTGTCATTGGTGTATTTGGTGCAACCATTCCAGCTGTCCTTGTAGGACCCATTTGTGGATAATCTTCCATCATACTAGTTGGTGGTCCATCTATTATTGATGCAAAATCACCACTAATAGCCGTTTCATTTAATAAATCATTTAACATTTCATTCTTAGCAAATTTCTTTTTCTTCGCATATGGACGATTTGGCATTGGATTTTCTGCAATATCTGAAAGATTTATGCCATGATTAATAACCGTTCTATCCGAAATCTTGTTTTCATTTAAAGCTTGTTTTACAGCTTTACTGACTTCTTCTCGTATAACTTTTCGTAATATTTTTACAAAACTCTTTGTATCCATAGTTTTCTCCAATTTATTTTAATATAAATATGAAGGTATTAGAATTATGGGAGTTCTTATAGGGTATAATTCTGAGGGCTTTTAAATTGAGGAATAGCTGCTTTTACTGGGTCCAATGATGCTGCATTAACAGCATATCCTGTAGGTCCACCTGCGTTTGTATATGTTAGATGTTGTATGGTCCAAATTAAAGATTCACACCATGAACCTAATTCGTGTCCTAATACCAATGGTTCGGTTGATCCGAGACCTAAATATATATTAGGTGTGTTTACTGTAAAATGGTATCCTGCATCAACACCTACTGCTTGTAACGATGATAGACCTATATGAGTTCCAGCTGATATTAAAACAGCATCTGATCGTGCATTAAATAATAATCTATCTGATGTTATAACTACTTGTGGTGCATCGTAATCTCCGGAACCTTGGACTGGTCCTATTTCGGGTGGTTTATCTTCTTCAACTTTTGCGGCTGGATCTGCAAAAGATCCTGTTGGTGCATCATCTCCATATATTAATGGATCATATCCGGCCGATCCTGTTCCTTGTGCCAAGTTAGCCGCTCCTTGTAATATCCCAAGTGCAAATGGAAATAATGATAATGCAGCTGCAACCATTGCTGCGAAATTAGTTCCTTCAGTTAGATCTGTTTTTGCATTATCTCCAATTTGCTCGGCTATTTGTTGTTGTCCTTCAATTGCTGCATTTCCTTCCTCAGTACCATCATTCCAATTATTAGGACTGTTTACCATAAATATATTTCCTACCACATCAGGTGGAATATTAACTGGTGGATATATTAATGGATCTGCTAATATAATATTTGTAAGTGTTGGGTCATTAAAATCTACTGCATTTGCTCCATCTCCCATAGCTATTACACAATTGACATAGTCTCTATCTTTTGCATCTGTACAACAACCACATAAGTCAATATGTTTTCTGTGATTAAAACCATTTTCTTTAAATGTATCCGTAGCATTTGCAGTCATCATCTCTACAGACTGTCTTGAACTTGGTCCTATTACTATAATCCAATCATATTGATTAATATCTCCACGAGTAATTGCGTATTTAATTTGATCCATTGCAAAATGCTGGCCGTGCCATATTTCATCATCTTTATATTGCATGTTTGTAATTGATGGTGGAGGAATTACCCATAATACACCACGTGGCTCTCTGTTAATTTTTGGAAACAGATAAACATTTTCCTGATCCCATTCTCCTGCTGGAATTAAAGTTATTGTTTCGTCACGGACATTATTTTCTTCTCTATATCCTGTTCCTGTATCGTATAATCTATTTGTCATTCTGCTGTCTCCATTTTAGGATGATTTCCAAGGACCTAATTTTCCTGCTAAATATGCTCTGTCTAATCCATGCCAAGTAGAATGTCCTTGTTTTATTTTTGAAAATGGTCCTCTTTTAGCATATTTTAAATTATATTCAAAATGCCATTCTTCTGATGAAACGGCTCTTACAAATCCGTATTTGCAAGAATTAGCTATCAACCATGCATATACGCCAGTTTTAGATGATCTAGATGTAGTTATTCGTTTCCCATTTACTATTTTATGCCTGGTATAACTAAGATCGAGTGCAGTTCCATTTTGATGTCTACTTTGTCCTGGTATTGCAACCCATGGGTCAAATTTATCGAACCTTGCTGTCCATAATGCATTTGTTCTATCTTTCATATCTAATTTCCTCCATGCTCTAGGAATTGCACAATTCTTACGTATAGGTACTTGTCCTCCAGCTATCTTTTTTCCTGTCTCGTGATGGTTGAGTTGCCAAAGACCGCGATATGCACTATTAATTTTTAAACTAATGTCATCTTTCCTTGCAGCTGCTATTAGTTGTAATGTAGGTCCACAGAGATATTCTCTGACAGCTTGGCCTTGTATTAATCTAATTCTATCATGACCCATTATTTTCCCATAATTTTTCTGACCTTTTTCAGTTTGAAAATATGGAAATGTACCTGGTATTAATTCTAATTCTTCAACATTATCTGGTAGTGGGTCTAGTGGTGGAGCTTCTACGATTGGTCCTGAAGGAGAACACTCGTTTGATGGATATATATTTCCATTGGAATCTAATCGCGCACCTACCGGTCCGTCAGGGTTACCAGCTGGTCCGTCCATTGGATAATTCAATGCATCAAATACTGTACTAGCTAATTGTAACTGTATTTTTTGTCCTGAACAAACATATATTGAAGCTTTATCTCCATTAATATCTTCT